CCCGTTCTGCAAAGCCACCATAAGATGTGCCTAGACTTCTTAATATCCGTTAGCCTTGACCGCTTGCCCGTTATGTCTTTCGGTTGAATACAAAAGTAATCTGCTATTGCGTTGACGTACTTGTTGAATTTTTCTTCGCTGGAGTTGACGGCAAAGGCGTACTTACTTATTTCGTTGTGTGAGTTGATTAGCTTCTCCCTGAATTGGTCAACTAATACTTCGATTGCTTGTAGTTCTTGTTTGTTCATTTTGATTCTGATTTAAAATAGTTCTGTTTGTGTTACGTCTTTCTTTCTAATAATTCCTAGTGCAGTTTCAAAGATGGTTCTGCCAGCTTCGTAGTCTACTAGGTTACGGGCTATTTTCATGTTGCTTTGATTCCCATTGTATTGTTTAAAATCATAATCGTGAAACTTTGAAAGTTCTAAAACTTCGCTTTTTGCATGACCTAATTCTGGGTTTTTTCTATCCGTCAATATATTAGGTAAATTAAAGTTTGTCCAATATAAATGCCTACCTCGCTTCTTTGCGAGTATTAATGGTTCGTAGTATGGAACTACATTTTCAACAACAAACTTACCTTTAAATCTTGCATCATTACCGTTAGAGACATTATTCAACATTATAATTTCTTCGTACAGCTTCATGTCAGGGTATAGTGTTTCATATTTTGAATTGTATGCTCTTGCTATACTGTGACTAGGGCAAGGGGGCGAACTCCAAATGAAATCAAACTCCTTGTAATGATCTAATAAATATTGGTGAGCATCAGCAACTATTACCGTATCATTTGGGAAACGCTCTTTATACAACTTAGCTAACTCAGGGTCTAATTCAACCGCAGTTACTTTCATATCAATTCCAGCTTCCTCTGCCACCTCATCCCATTTGTAACGATTGCCACCCAAGCAAGCGTAAAGATTAAGCACTTTAAAGTCTTTGTTCATTGCTCTGAATTTGTGTTAATATTTCGGCTATTATTTCGCTTATGTGTCTTGGTCTACTCATCAGAAAGGGGGTTCTTCAAATGCGTTTGATGGTTTCATAGTACTTTGAACTGGCTGCTCAATTGGTTGTTGGTATCCTACGTTTTCAAACCTAGTACATTCATGCTTGAATCTCAACTCAATATCCCCACACGCCCCGTTTCTATGCTTTGCAATTATCACATAGGCAACTCCATGTAGTGAAGGGTCTTCTTTATCGTAGTACTCAGGTCTGAATATGAACTCCACAATATCAGCGTCTTGTTCAATAGCACCTGAATCTCGTAAATCTGAAAGCATCGGTTTATGTGTGCCGCCCCTTGTTTCAACTGCTCTTGATAGTTGGCTAAGACAAACAATAGGAACGTCTAAGTCTTTTGCTAACATCTTTAATGCCCTTGATACTTCGCTTACCTCTTGTTCTTTTGACCTTCCTGAAGATACCTTATGGTTTATCAGTTGAAGATAATCAATATAGACCGCGTTGATACCGCCTTTCATCTTCAGCTTCTTACACTTAGTTCGTATGCCATTCAATGAATAAACGTTATCTACAATTATCAGATTGTCATCGGTTAAGTAATCAGCCATTGTGTTGTATGTATTCCATTGAGTAGATGTTAAATCTCCGCTTCTAATTGAACCCAAAGGAATACCAGTATGAACGCTAACCAAACGCTGCATTAATTGTTCTGCGCTCATTTCAAGACTAAAGAAGATTACCTTTTTCTTGGATTCAAAAGCCATGTGTTTAGCCTCACATAATGCCTGTGCAGTTTTACCCATTGCGGGTCTAGCGGCTTTGATTATAAGGTCTGAATTTTGCCGACCACCATACACACGGTCAAGTTCTTTAAAGCCAGTTGAAAGACCCGTCATACCGTTACTCTTAGACGCTAATTCCATTTTGGTAGTTACCGCCTTTATAAGTTCCATGTTGGAATTGTTCTTGCCAAAATCAACCATTGAAACAATGCGTTCGGCTTCATCCATTAAGTAGTCGTTAGTTTCAAACGGGTCTTCTTTCACATCACCAGACCTAGACACCAACTCCATACCTAGAACAGATTGCTCACGCCTAACCTCTTTCTCTTTTAAAATTTGGCAATGCTCATAGAAAGCACTTCCTGAATCCATAAAGTCGATTACATCCGCAATGTTGCAAGGGTTGTCAGATTGATTAACGCGCTCTTGCAATAAAGCTAGACTTATGTTTGAGCCTTTGTTGTATAGCTTCAGAAACGTAGAGAATATAGCCTTAGTTGATGAATCCGTAAAACTGTTTTCATTCAACAACTCACTAACTTCAACGTACTTGTCAGGCGTTGTTATGAGCGTTCCTATTACTTGTTTCTCTATCATAGTTTCGGGGGTGTTGGAATAAATCGTTCTTTCTTAGGCTCTTCTTTTGACGCATAGTTTGGCAGTTGTTCGTCTTTCCACCGCCTACCTTCAAGATAGTTTAAAGGTTTGCAAAGGAATTTACCTGAAGCATTTACGAACTTTGGTACGTGTTCAATTATCTTAGGATATTCTGCATGTTCGATGTTAAACCATGCTCTTTGGCATTTGACCTCCTCTATCTTATTACCGTAAAGATTCCAGAAAATTTGAAAAAGGTCGGGCTTATTAATATCTTCTTTACTATTCTCTTCTTTACTTTGTGGGTTTTCACCGCCTTTACTACCACTTAAACCGCCAATCTTCCGCCCTAAACTCCATAAATGTTGCCGTAAACCTTCTTTAGTCATACACGGGTTGCCTCTTTTTCTGTAAGCATCGTCAATACTTTCAATGAACTTTTGACACCAAACCACCTTTTCAGCATACCAAAATTCAGCGTCTAACTCTCCAAGTTTTACTACTGATTCAATTATATCTATCAACAAGCTATCTGAAACCCTACACTTAGCGGCTAAGTACATTAAATTAGACTCTTCGTTTAAGTCTATCCAGTGGTCATCTGTCTTAGCAAGAGTTTCAAGTATCTTAAACCATACAGCATAACCATCGTTTCCAAACTTAGATTCAATTATGAACATCTTTTTGCCGTCTGAAATGTAGTGTGGAAAGTAGTCTACATTATGCCTCTGAGGTCGTGCCATCTGATAATCTTTTTTTAAACTCGTTCAAAACAAAAATGAAATCATCTATGTCCTCGTTGTCTAGTTCGATTGTTGTACCTATTGGCATACCATAACCATCCAAGCAGTCAATGCTTACATGCAACCGTTCATAATTTGGCATTATCTCAATTGAGTTCATGCCGTCTACTGAATAAAATTTAACCGTCATCTTTTGACATTTGTAAAAAGTTCGGAAGGCTACGCTGCCACACGTAGAATCAGGACAGATAAACAGGTAAACCCGTCAACCGATTACTTCCTTCCGATAAAATGTTTGTTTGTCATTACCTGTTATTTAGAATCGCTTTGGCGAGCGATTGAACAAATATAGTAATTAGTTAGGATAAATCAAACTGGTGAGACAACAATTTGTTGTAGTAAAACATGAACGTTTTATCCTTGCAATCTAACAACTCCTTTGCTTTGTTGACATGATGGTTGAAGCTGGTTCTATGCTTTCCAAACGCCTTAGCCAAACCGTAAAATATCTGCGGGTTGTACTCGTTTATAGAGTAGGCAAAGTAATAGATAGCCCTTCGTTTCTCAACCTCCACAACATCGCGTGAAGCGTTTGTAGCTTCGTTGTTATCGTAGTCCAGCAAGTGGCAGCACGTATCAACCAACTGTTTAAGTTTGAGTTGCTGAAGGTGACTGAACTCTGTTTCGCAATTGATTTTCTTCATTGCCTCAATCAGTTCTTTTGTCCTGGTTCTATCAGCGTCAAATTGATTTGCGACAAACTCCAAACACTCAATTATCTCTTTGCGTTCTTGTTCTTTCATTGTTTCTTATTTAATGTCGTTACATATTTACGCCACACATTTCCAAACAGTTATTACAGCCTCCAAAGTAAGTTTTCTTAAACCGCTTACTGATATTACACGCCTTACCTAAGAACTTTGTTTTATGTGTGTTTATTATACCCTCAGTTACTAAAGGATTATTAAGAGAAACCCTTAAAACAGTATCAATAAACTCATAATTTTTAAATATGTTTTCTTGTGTTCTATCAAGACTTTGCCCTTCTAAATTATCCAGATTGAAATCACAAGAAACAACACGCAAAATTGACCTACAAAAAGGTTTTAGCCTTTCATATTCACGCAATCCAACTTCAAGAATATTACCATCCAATGCAGATACAGAAGTATTCACACAAACATTAAACTTTGAAAGCCTTTGTAGTTGACAGTCTGTTAATTGTTTCCAATGCTTTGTGATTATAACTATTTCTTTATCCACGTGTCCTAACTTCTCAATAATTGATAGCGTATGTTCCCAATCTTCGCTAGGCTCGCCCGATGTACCCATTCTGATAAAAGGTAAGCTAATAGCATTTATTCTCTTTTTGATTAGTGCTATGTGCTTTTCATCTTTAAAATGTCTTAAAACGTTTCTAGAGAAGTCGTAGCCGTACTTTTTGGCATATCTAGCAGCGTAGCAATCTCCGTAACAACCCTTTTCATTCTCAGCCATTCCAGAGGAACAGCCAAGAATAGGGTCTAAAGAATAAACGCCACGAATGTTTTTAGTAAACGTTATTGTGTTTGTGTACTCTCTCATAGTCTTCCAATATTAGGGTAAAGTTCTTTTATCTTTTTCATGTCCCCTTTGTAGAACATATAAATCTTTTGGTCTGCCTTAGGGTACTTTCTGTGATGTAGAGTTTTCTTTGCTTGTGAGAACCGCGTAAACTCACTTTCCAAATAAATTACCTTATTGTAAATGTAAAGCCCCTGTTCTTTGAAAAATAATTCATGTTCAGCTTCGCACCCGTAATAAGCACCGTTCTTATCTCTACTATCTCCTGTCATAACCACAAAGAAAGTGTTGTCTTTCATTGCTTTTATAGCGTTTTTATAACCTTGAAATAATGTGTCTCTAAACTCCTCATAACTTCCTAAATGGTTTATTTCGCCTTTAGGTGGTAAGCCATCGTAATCAATGTATTTTTCAACTCTATAATAAGGAGGGCATGAAAAAGTTAAATCGCTTTTTCGTTCTGGAATGTATTTTGATGTGTCTGATAAGTGCCATTTAACATCTTCAAACTCTTTACAAATTTCATTATTTGTATCACATTGGTTTTTTCTTATCTCTGAAGACTCATAAGTAAATCCACAACCGCCCGCAACAAACCCCATTTGAACGCCACCGCCAAATGGATTGTAAATATGTTTTCCGCCTTTAGGCATAAAAAACCTAGCTATTATTTCACAAGCTGTCGGGTCTAATACTGATGCGTTTCCATTTAGCGTTTTCTTATCGTTATGAATAATCTTTCCTTCTACTATTTCGTTCTTAGATAATACCACATTTGAAAAGCCTTTAGCCCCTTGCCAGCAACCTTCACGCGAAGCGAATCTTGGGTTTGGCACACCATGTTTTTCTCCAGCCGCGTCAATCTGTCTATTCCACTCCCTTTTGTTTTGAAGCCATAACCCCGAAGTAGATCGCCATAAATTTGTCATTGCTGTATGCGCTAACAGCTTCATTCTAACTTGTTCAGGTTCTCCGTAATAAACGTATTTAAAGTCGTTTTTATCTAAGTTTACTTTAAACCCTATTTCTTCAAATACTGAGGGTTTTTCTAAATCATGTTTTTTTGAAACCGTCATTATCATTGGGTAACCAAAAGTATTCCCTTCAATAATTTTATTAACCATTTGCTGATAAATATCAACGTCTTTAAATCTTGGGTACATTGCTGATTGAAGCAAGCAATATTCTTTAGCATCGTGATTTATTTCGTAGGTAAAGAATCCAGCAAATTCATCATTCATTTTTAGAATTATAGCCGAATGAATCTGCATATTTTTACGTGCCGCTCTATAAGCTATCTTGTCTTCAATGGCTAATTTTGCCACATCTTCTTCATAACCTGAACCAATTACAGATTCAACCGTTATCAATTCTACTTTGTCTTTGAATAGCTTTTCTTGTCTCATTGTATTTGTTTTCATTGTTTCTATTTTAATCTCGTTCGTATAGCGTGTCGTGGTCTTGGTAGCTTGCTGCTTCCGCTTGCCGTTCAGCTTCTTGTTCCAGTACAAGTGTTTCAATCTCTCCAAGCGTGTAGTTATCCGCGTTGTGGTAAAAGTCTACTAACGATATGCCGTCAATGTCCTCTATTTCCACTTCTGTATTGAATACGTTTGCTTCGATGGTCAACTCGTAACCGTGCCATTTGATTCTGTAAATGCTCATTATGCTTTGTTTATGTAGTTAATGATTCGTTCCATTGTTCGTGTTGTAACCTTTTGACCTGTGAAGTATCTGCTAACTGTTTCAGAAGATAACCCCGTGTCTTTAGCGATACGGTACATGGTTACTCCTTTACGGTTAGCTTCTGCTATCACTTCGTCTAGGTCGGGGATGTTTAGTCTTATCATGTTGTTTAAGTTAAAGAGGTGTAGGATGCCTCGCCCCGTTTTAGATTTAGCCTCTATCAGAAACAATGCGAACAAAGTCTTTCACATCAGAAACGGTGAAAGGAATCGTATAACCGCCAGTTTCAGTTTGTATCATTTGACCGCACTCAAGCTCATCAACTACGATAGATAATGTCTGGCTCTTGTAAGACGGATGCCAGTCAAAATTTGATATTACCCTTTTCGCTTCCTCGTAAAGTGCCTGATTACAATGGTTATAAAATTTCATAATTTCTGTTGTTTTGGTTAGTGTTAATTGTTTCAACACTTCAAATGTACTAATTGATTTGATACGTCAAAGTATTATTTCACTATTGACCCTAATTTAGAATGCTTCTAAATAAGCATTACAACTCTGTTATCTCAAACTCAATGAACTCTTGACCTTTTGGAACGTCAATCTTATCAACTATCAAGCTGTAAATCTGACGGTCATTAAAACCGTAACGCTTCTGGAGACAATCAACAAACGGCTTAACTGGGTTGTCTATATCCGCGTTCTTAGAAGATAGCCCAAAACGCAAATGGAGGCGTAATTTGCCCCCATTCACATTCATTGGTTTAAGCGTTAACAGAACCTCTTTTTCGTAGTCTTTATAGGCTTTGGTTTTGAACCGCTTGCCTTGCCATACTTGGTTAACTGATAACGGTTTGATGTTTATACGCATCAGAAGGGTAAATCATCTTCTCCAATGTCTTCAGCTATTGGTTGTGGTTTCGGTCTTCCACTTCCACTAATTTCAGGCGTGTATGCTTCTTGCTCAACTCGTTCGCCTGATTGCACGTGAAACGCTGCCAAAGACGTATAGTAGTTCCCGTTGTACTCGTTCGTTCTGATGTCAAACTTTACGACAACCTCACTACCTTCTTGGTTGTACTTGATGAAGTTGTCCACCTTATCAGCACCGAAGATTTCAAAACAGTATAACTGTTCGCGTCCTTCGTAGCCGTTGTTATTAGCAACAACGAAAGACAGTTTCTGCCATTCTTTGCCGCTTGCTTTTGATGTACCTGATTGAACAGGCAACACCTTTCTTAGTACTCCTTTTACTTCGTAACTCATTTTGATTTAATTAATTGATTGTTTTTCTGATTTTAAATAACTGATGTTTGTTCTGATTGCGTCTACTATCCGATAGCCCCCGTCCATTATGCGTCTAAGTTGATACATCTCTGGATATAAAACGTTCGCCTCGTTAACAGCCCTTGCAACTGTTGACCCTCCTTTAACAAGTTTGAAAACCGCGTTTTCGTAAAGGTCGTGAGTCTTGCTTCTTTCTGTTTCCAAGTAGTATAACAATCCTGTTATCTTCTGCATCAACAAAGATAGTTTATTACCGTCCTGAAGGTTGCAAGAATAGTACTCGTTAACGTACTTGTTTAGGTCTGAAAGTTGCTTTTCAAATTTCATCTCTTTGCTGTTCTAACTTGCCTTTGTAATGGTCTAGCAGTTCTTTGTAGGTGTCAATAATCTCATCCTTTTTTAAAGCTAACCTTTTCCACTCTTCTATGTGGTCGTACATCTTCTCAATGTGTTGTTCAAGGAACTTAACCCTACTTTCTAGTTCGCTCATATTACTTAATTTGAAGTGAATAACGTTCTTCTATTTCAAATCCAGTAACTTCTATACCTTCTTTGATAGCTGCTTTAATTGCTATTAAGTTAGGTTTGATACTCTCAGGTACAATAGTAGCAAACTCTTCAGCTATTGAAATGGTTGAGTCCGTACAAACCACACCTTCAGAACGTCTAAAGTTTAGTTTAAGCGTTTCGGTTTTGATTTCAGTTATTCCGTACAATTCCATCGCGTTGCTAATAGTTTCTTTGAGTCTTTTAGCCTTGTTCTGCTCGGTCTTTTTTAAGCCTTGTAGACGCTTTATCTCAGCATCAATTACGCTAACCGCATCATCAGCTTCTTTAATCACGTAGGCGTAAGCTATCGCCTTTCCTTGCAGTTCCCGCTCGTTTATCGCTAGTGCCGTTTCCAGTTCGGGAGATAGTTCACCGTCTTCTAGTTGGTTAGCTATTTCTAGGTACTCTTGTTCAATGTTGTACAATGATTTTTTCATTTCTTTTTCTGTTGAGTTGTGTTTGATTTGCTTGTTTTAATTTGGTCGCGTAGGTGCGAAGGTATATCCATGTAAACACGTTCGTTCATTTCTGCGATTATTTCAATTTCGCGGAGGTCGTGGAATAGTTCTTTGCTCATTTCTTTGGTGGTTCAGGTAGTGGCATCCAATGTGTTACTCGTTTACTAACATCAATACTAGACATTGTATACCATTTAGAAGGCATAGACATAAAGTTCATAGTTGTGCTTTTGACTTCAAGAAAATCTAATGAAACAATATACTCATTGTCTATATCAGGCAACCTATCTTTAACGCTTATCCATTCCATATTACACAATTTCAGCTAGTGATTGAATTTTTTCCTTAAGACTTGCCTCAACAGCCTCGCTGATGTTAAACTTATCAAGTGCCTGTTGAAGAGTAGCCTTTCCAGTTGAAACGCCTTTAACAATCTTCAGGAAGTTTTCATCTCCTTCGGCTACAATAACACGTTCAGCTTTAGGCGTTGGCTTTGGTGCTTGCTTAACGGGTTGTTGTGTTTGAGTTGCACCGCTTCCAATCTTTACATAATCACCCACGTTCTCACCGCCTAGAATCCTTTGAGCAATCTTATTTAACTCCCTTTCATGCTCTCGACTTAGAAACCTTATTTCACCTTCAATCTGAATCATTGGGTACTCGTAAAGGTCGCGACCTAACCCCCATTGAACGGCTGCCCGCTTCATGCTATCCGAAAAACCGCCCTTTGTAGATTCTATGTTTGTTTCGTCTGCACCATCGTATTTTGTAACCCATTCACCACTTTGTTCGTTCCTTGCGGATATTCCACACTTAACGCCTTTTCCACGCCACTCTACAAACTCGTTTTTCCAATGCATCGCCCCAAACTCTTCATCAAATCGCTCCATTACACAACGGTTTGTAAGGTATGGAACAACGGTTGTTTTTCCATTTTTTGCGCTTTGAATACGCCACTGTATTTCGTGCGGATTAATCTTTGCTGTTAGCTTTTCTAGTTTCATTTCTCTGTTGTTTTATTGTTTAAAAAGGTGAGTTAAATGCGCTGATTGCCATCTTGAATTGAATCCACTCTTTGACCAGTTCATCTTCTAACATTCCAGCCAATTCAGCGTAACGCTTTGAACTGTTAAACTGTTCTTTGGTTCTACTGTTAATAATGTTTCTAATAACCCTTTGCTTAATCGGGTCGTTGCTTAATGGTGATGCTTTCATTTCAGTTGTTTAAGTTACGATTAGTTGTGTGGTTTACCTAACTTTCGGGTGAGGATTTGCCGCGTGTATTTGGTTTATTAGGCTCATGATTCGTTTTCTATTTTTCAGACCACTTTTTGCAGTCAATTGTTTTGAAATATTCAGTCAATGCTTTATTTTTTATCTCTTCAGTAAGCATTACTTCAGATTCTTTCATTGTACATTGCCTATTCATTATTCTGTCATATCGTTTTATTGAAAGATATTTTCTTTTTCTTGTGCTTTCTCTTTCTTCAAAAGAATAGAAGTCTAGAAAAAGAGTGTTTTGAATAAGAGTAAAATCCCATATTTCTTTTTGTAATTCGTTAAGTTGAATTTCAAATCTCATTGCATCTTTGTTTTTAGTTAAACGATAAGCGAAGGTATAAATTAGTTTGATACGTCAAAGCATTATTTTCATTTAGTAGCTAATTTAGAATCATTCTAAATAAAACTAAGCTAATTATCGTAATTTTGACATTATGAACGACACGCTCAAAGCAGTATTAGAGAAGATTCTACCTGTTATCCTCGCGTTTATCATTGGTCTTATCGTAGCTTGGAAAGGTTGCGGAGACATTTACAACCCTACTGAAGTACAAGTAATCGAGAAACCAACGCCAACTATTCAATACGTTGACCGATGGAAAACAGATACCGTTAGATTTGTTAAGACAAAGGTTGTAACCGTTACTGACACAATCAACCGTGAAAGGATAGTTAGCCGCTTAGATACATTGTTATTAGTTGATACTGTTAAGATAGTGGAGACATTTCTAACGGAAATCGCTAAGTATGATACTACTTTAGACTTTGA